ATGGTATATATGATGGTATATGTTTGCTTCCAAAGAAAACAGCAGTATCAAAAAAAGAATTTGAATATAGATTTTTTATTAATAAGAAAGAAGTTGATATAGAAGCTAGTACTCCTAGAGTATACGATAAATTCTCAATCAACACTTACGAGGATTATTTGTCTGCATTAGAAACATCTACAACAGAACTATTCTGGGGTATTCCATTAAAGGTTGAAATCTTAGATAATTCGATATTTGATTTATACTTTAGGTATAGCAACAAGTATGACCGAGAAGAAAACCATGTTTGGAAAAATATCTGTAATGATACAGAATCTTATATCAACGGATTAACTCTGTTTACAAAGCATAAAACAGTATCAAAAAAAGAAATTAATTTTAAATTTTTAATAAACAAAAAAGAGCATGATGAAATAGCAACTAGATTTAGATATCCTAGATACTATATTAACACCTACGAAGAATATGTAGAAATATGCAACAAAGAAACACAGCCGTTATTTTGGTGCATATGGCCAGAGATTGAAATTACTGATAGTAGTATATTTGACTTATACTTTGATCCACTTGATGGCACATACGATTACGACCGTAAAGAAAACCATGTTTTTCAAAATCAAGATATTGACGAAATTAAGTATAATGGTCTAATGTTAATGTCTACAGCAACACCTGTTTCTAAAAAAGAAATTAATTTTAGATATATTGTTGTTAAAAAAGAACATGAAATTTTAGTAAGCAAATTAAAACTATATGACATTGTGTTTATAAGTTATTATGAGCCATCTGCAGAAGAAAACTATACTAGATTAACAACTCAATTTTCAGATAGAGTTATACATAGGGTAACAAATGTAACAGGTATTCATAATGCACATATACAAGCCGCAACATTATCTACTACACCAATGTTCTGGGTAGTAGATGCTGATGCTATTCTTATGGACGATTTTAAACTTGATCTATTATTACCTAAATATGATAGAGACGCAGTATTTGTTTGGAAGAGTAAAAACCCAGTTAATAGTTTAGAATATGGATACGGTGGTGTTAAGTTATTACCAAAGAAAGAAACTATTGAAATGGATGTAACTAGTACAGATATGACTACTAGCATTAGTAAGAAATTTAATGCAATGCCAAATGTTTCAAATATTACAGCATTTAATGTAGATCCATTTAATACTTGGAAATCAGCATTTAGAGAATGTGTAAAGTTATCAAGTAAAACAATTGACGGACAAATTGATACTGAAACTGAACAACGGTTAGATGCTTGGTGTAGTTTAAACGAATCTGCACCATATGGATTTTATGCCTATTTAGGCGCACTCGCAGGCAGAGCCTACGGCCAAGAAAATGCCGGCAATAAACCGGCACTTGTTTTAATTAACGATTTTAGTTGGCTTAAGAATCAGTTTGAATTAAATCAGCAGTCATTGGAAAGATCTCAGCAATAACTTTTGCACACGCAATTGCAACTTCTTGGTGTTCTTTCTGTGTACCGTTAGCACTACGCAATTCAATAAAGTGAATCCAGCTACGTAGTGTACCATTCATATATAAACGACTTACTGTAAGGCCTTCGGGTAACACAGCTCTGGCTTGTTCTTTAGCAATGCCGTTAGCAATAGCCCATTCATACTCACGTTGTGCCGCGTAGATAACCCGTTGTTGCGCACGGAACCATTCGTTCTGTAACAACACATCGTCTGTTTCTACGCTGTTTTGTCGATTCTTTGTGTCTTGGAGTCGAGCGTCTCGGGTAACAAAGCTGAGATCTTTTGTTGGGTCAGCGTAACGTTGACTAAACTCTTGGAAACTAAAACTTCTATGTCGCAAGATTTGCCTTGCAATATCTCGTGTCGTCGTAATTTCCAAGCAAGCTGAAACCATTTCGAGAGGGCTCCAGTGCTGATGCTTGATGAGATACTTGATGAGCTTTTCTGAAGTGTCAGTGTTGAGCTGGTTACTTGGGTTGGAAACTCGGGCACAGTACGCAATGAGTTCTTGTGCATCTGCAATTCCAAGATCCTTGAACTCATTAGTTGGTTGTGAATAGGATAAGAGCTTGACATTCATGTATTTATAATTTCTTCTTTTTTAAAAATTTTTGAGTTTCTTTTTCAATATCTTTTTTAACACGTTCGGTATCTAGCTTAAAATCAATTTTTTCTATACGAGTCTCGTATGCTTTGCAAAGCTCGGAGAGCGACTTTTCAAAAGAATCCCAACCTTCTTTTTTAGTCTTTGTTGTTATTTTTATTTCCCAAGTCTTGCCATCTTTAAAATTAACCAAAACCGCATGGAGATACCGTAAGGGTAGAACATTAAGTTTCACCTCTCCAAATACTTCTGGCCAATGTCGAATGACTTCTTCGGGAAGACATCTTCCCTGTTTGGTCATTCTTTAGCTTTTTTGGTCGGAACCAGCTCCTCAGCTTTACGGCGAAATGCTGCCGCTTCTTTTGCTAATTTATCTGCTTGACTGCGATAATGTTTTGCTTGGGCTTCTGGACTATCAAATGATTCTGGTACAGCAACAACTTCCGTAGTTTCTAATGAAGTAGCTTTAAGCTCTTTAGCTGATGCAATTTCTTTAATTTCTACAGCATCTGCATTACTTGGTTTAATATGCAAGTCATCTACAGCAATTCCACGTTGTTCGGCAATAATTTGATTTAATTCTGATAACAGAATTGTTACGCCAATTGTTGGAGTCATTTCAACTTGGTCAGTGCTAACTTTAATTAGTCTGCCTTTAGCATGTAAGCTAGGCAACATACGGCTTCCATCTGGAAATTGTGTGCGATCCAATGCTTCTGCAAATTCGTAAGACTCTTGTGCCGCCGGACTTTCAACGCAATTAATAATTGAGTTGTGATAGTCGTCTGGTAAACTTTCTGTTGGTACAACTAGTGCGCTGTAAGCGTCACCAGGTAAGGTTCTAAAAGCAACTAATACTTTTTTACCTGTTGCTCTAACCCTACCTACGTGTTTAAGTGATTGCATTATTTTGCTCCTTCGGCTTTCTTAGCTACTTGGTCTAGAAACGTTGTGAGCTTGTTGTAGGTAGTTCCTACAACAGCCATTTCGTTTGGTTTAAATGCTCCGCGCGAACTAGCAATATCAATAATTACTTTCATCGCGTTTAAATCTTGAATATTCAGCTCAGCGGCACTTTCAGCAGCCTGTGCTTCTGGCTGTGGTTGTTGTGCTTGATCTTCTACTTGTTCAGTCATGGTATCTCCTTAATTAAAGTATGCTATTAATTTATCTCGTTTGTAAAAGTGGGCAGGCAATCATGAAGAAAGAAAGTTCCTTTTCTGATTCAAACCCTATACGAGTAACATACGCAATTGTGTTAGTATGATCTAGGGCAAGATCTTGCCCTATATAATATCTATTGTTTAGATTATTCTTAATCCAGCTATCAAAGTTTTTTGCAAGACTTGGAGTATATCGATCTATAGTTGTATATTTAAAATGCGGCGCCGCAAAATCAACTCTTCTAATTTTAAAAAAATTGAGTGGATTTGGTTTGCCGTTTTTTAATGGCATTATGCAGTTGCCTTTTCTTCTTCGTAGTAGGCAAACTCGCCCCAGGGTGGAACAATCGTGTTATTACCGTGTATGATGAATACTGTGTCGCAGTAGTTTTCGTCACCCCACGAACCATATGGGTAGCCGTCTGTGAACATGATAAACTTTTTAGGTTGAATATCATTTTCTTTCATGTATTCCCAGTTAGCATCAAATTCAGTACCACCACCACCCATGACTTCGTAGTCATCAAACTCGTCTGCGTTATAACCATTGAAGCTGGCTTCGTTGTAAACTTGCGTATCAAAACACCACAATTTTAAATTAAAATCTTTAAACTCTTGCATAATGCCTTTAATTTCATTAATAAAATCTCGAGCTTGCTCATCACCAATTGATCCAGACATGTCAATGCCTACACATATATCAATTGTTTCTTGGAATTGTTGACCTGGAAGGATTGCACCCATGTGCCATCCCTTACGATTAGGACGCATAAAACTAAAGTCGTTTTTAATTGTGCTTTGAATTTGTTGGCGAATAATTTCTCGCCAATTCATTTTAGCTTCAGTAAGTTCTTTAATCATGCGTTGTACGCTTGCGGGAGTATTTCCTGCACCCGCCGCTTGAGCCGCCGCCATAGTGGCTTCACGGATTTCGTCACGAATTTGTTTCAGCTCTTCTTTGCTGTATGTTGGGCGATTTCCGTTGGGATTTTTGTCACCCCAATCAACGTGATCGTCTAGCAATTGACCGAGAGCGGCAAGTTCTTGCTCGTCCATGTTATCAAAAATATCGTCGTATACTTGTTCAGCACTCCACCCATAATACTTAGGATCATGAAATATTTTAATTTCTGGAGGTTGTTCACCAATTCGATCACGAACTAATTGACCGTTTACACAATAGTCCGCCGCCGCATTAAATATGCGTCGATCTCTACCTTCAGTACGGCCCAAATGATCAAATACATTATGTAGGATTTCATGTGCAATAACAAATTCAATTTGTTTAATTGTGAGAGGTTCAAAAAACGGACGACTAAAATAGATAGTTCGTCCATCAGTAGCCGCCGTCATACACCAATCTGTAGCTTCTTCAATTCTTAGACGTGTAGCCATGTTTCCAAAGAATGGATGACGTAGTAGCAAGCCAACTCGTGCTACAATAATTTTGTCGATAATTGGATCTGCATGTGCCATTTTTGCTCCTAAATTTACGTTATGTATATATTATAACAGGACCCGAGGGTCCTGTCAATGGATACTATGCCGAATTATTTTTCGGTAGCCTGTGCAATGTACTTACCAAATTTAGCATGGAAGTCATCAAAACAAGCAATCTCATCTGGATCCAACGGCAATTTGTAAGTAGACAATGCTAACTTAGTGCCCATAATAACCAATTCAGTTTCAAAATTGTCCATCATAAATTGGAAGAAGTTGTTAACTTGATCATTCCAATTTTTAACATTTTTATCGCAGGCATCTTTAAGCTCGTAGCACAATGATACAGTTAAAGAATACATAGCTGAAATCTCTTTAGATTCCATCTTTTTAACCTTGCCAGACAAAATATCGCGTGGATCTGCAAGTTTGCTAGCAACTTTGCGGTGCGCCATAAACTTAATAGCAAGTCCTTCACCAATTGATCCAGCTGTTAGATCAGTAAGTGTATCAACATCGGTATCGTCGTCTGTAAGTAATTCGCTTACAAAAGACCATGACCGAGGTGTAGCAAATGCACGT